TTATATGAAAGTTCCGGACACATACCATGAGCCAATAATTTTTGAACATCCCAAAGCAACGGTGCGCGTATTCCGTCCTGTGCTTTCAGAAGAAGAAAGAAAACGCAGAATGAAGATAATTCACGATGCGGCTGCAGATTTATTAAAATCACCCGATATTAAATAATTTTTTTAAGTTAGTATGCTCAGTGTTTAACAGAAGAAAGAGATGTGAGAAAAAATGCCTTGTAGAGACTTACAACACCCTGACATTACAAAAATGATGCGCGATGGTACTTTATCTGATGATCCCCCACTTCCGGAAATACGTTGTCCGTTGTGTGATAAAGAATGTGAAACATTATACAAAGGTGGCGGCGAGGTAATCGGTTGCGAAAACTGTATAGAGCGTGTGGATGCTTACGATGAAATCATGAAATGGGAAGGTTCCATATAAATAAGAAGAAGGAGTGAGTGGATGAAAATTTTATTAACTGCGTTGCTGATCGCATGTGCCGTTGTATTTTGTACAAGTTTCATTTATAAAGAAGAAACACCAGTGCAAACACAAGAATATACAGTGCAACCCGGAGACACGCTTTACAGCATAGCTGAAGAATACGGCATAAAAAACTGGCGTAAATGGTCTTACGAAGTATGCAAAAACAACAACCTTAAACAAGGTGGTATGATTCATCCGGGACAGATTATTACTATTGAAGTTACAGAGTGAAAGGAAGTTGAAAGTTATGGGAAATAGACACAGTGCTGCAGAACTGAAGCAGATGCAGAGCCTCCCTTTAGAAGCGAAAATCAGGATGTCGGAAGAACGTATCAAAGTATGGTATGAATCTTGGGTAAAATTCGAGATTTACAATGGAACAACAGGCAAAAATCGTTTTACCACTATTGACACAAGGGGATTTGAGGTAGAACCACTGCTGAAAGAAAACGAATGGATCAAATCGGCTGTCGATGGTCAAGTTTATGTTTCTTTTTCAGGCGGAAAAGATTCAACGGTGTTGGCAGACTTGTGTGCCAAAGTATGTAAAAAATATGGTTGGACATTGTATTTGTTTTTTGCAAATACGGGGCTTGAATATCCCGAAATTCAAAAGTTTGTCAAGATATATGCCGAATGGTTAAGAAATACATACAAAATTGAAGTTGTGCTTGACATAGTGCGCCCTGAAATGCGTTTTGATGAAGTCATCAAAAAATATGGCTATCCAGCAATATCAAAAGATGTTTCCAATTGCGTTTACGGGGCAAAAAGAAACTCTAAAGTTAGGATGGAAAGACTGAATGGCACTTTAAAAAACAAAGATTGTCAATTGTCCATGTTCAACTGTGCAAAGTGGAAATTCTTGTTGGATGCACCTTTTGATGTATCAGATCAGTGTTGCGATGTTATGAAGAAAAAACCAGCTAAACAATACGGAAAACAGACCGGCAAAAAGCCAATTCTTGGAATGTTAGCATCTGAAAGTGTAAAAAGAAAAAATGCATGGATGAAAACAGGTTGCAATGCTTTTGATAAAAGGAACCCACAAAGTCAGCCAATGTCTTTTTGGACTGAACAAGATGTTCTTCGATACATCAAAGAATACAATATTCCTTTTTGCTCTGTATATGGCGAAATCATAGAAAAGGAAGGCGATTTAAAAACAACTTGTGAAAATAGAACAGGCTGCATCTTCTGCATGTTTGGTTGTCATTTAGAAAAAGAGCCAAACAGATTTCAGCGGTTAAAGGAAACACACCCGCGGCAATATGAATATTGTATCAACGGTGGTGAAATGGTTGACGGAAAGTGGCGACCGAACAAAGAAGGGCTTGGGCTTGGCAAGGTGCTTGATTATATAGGTGTTAAATATGAATGACAAAACATGCTTGCAGTGCGAGTGGCTCGAAAAGCATAAAGGACAATATATTTGCGGCTGTATTGCCGAATTATATTTGATTGCCGCTCGTGTCGAACCGAAAGAGAAATGTCGCTTTGATTTTGCGGCAAAAAAAATGAAACGAAAGGAAACAACGCATGAAACTAACAACTTCTAATTATTACAGTACCAAAGCCAACCGAGAATTTATGTCGGTATCGCAGTTCAAGGATTTCATGAAGTGCCCGGCAATGGCAATGGCAAAACTGAACGGGACTTATGAAGAAGATTTTTCAAAAGCGCTTCTCTTGGGAAGTTATTTTGATGAATCACTTACAGGAACGCCGGAGAGCCAGCAAAAATTTCTGATTGAAAATGAAAAAAAGATTTTCAAAAAAGGCGGTGGCAAGTATGCAGAGTTTGTCAAAGCCGATGAAACAGTGGAACTTGTTAAAGCACAACCGCTAATGATGCACTATCTGTCTGGAAAACACCAGGTTATCATGACCGGAGAAATCGAAGGCGTTCCGTTCAAAATAAAGATGGATAGTTTCGATCCTGACGAGTATATATGCGATTTAAAGTATATGGCAAGTTTACGTTCACCGAACCTATTCGAGCCGATGATTAAATATTGGGGTTATGACATCCAGGCTGCTTGTTACCAAGAAATTGTCCGTCAAAATACCGGTAAAAAGTTGCCGTTCATATTTAATGTAGCAACAAAAGAAACACCGGCACATTTAGAAGTTGGGGAAATATCTCAGTGGAATATAGACGAAGCACTTGAAAAAGTCCGTAACCACATTCGATATTTTCAAAGAGTTAAAAACGGCGAAGTTGAAGCCGTTAGGTGCGAAGATTATAACTGCGATTATTGCACCACCACTAAAATTATCAAAAAGCCGATTGATACCGATTTATTTGGTATGAGTGCGGCACAAATAAAAAGTATGAGAGGAGAATTATAATGGCTGTTATGTGTTTATACGGTCAGCCTGGTAGCGGTAAAACAGTAAACGCAACACGTTTACCCGGCAAATCACTGCTTATTAGTAGTGACAATTCAGCAATCGTGCTGAAAAATTTTGAGCGTCCTAATCTGGTGGTTAAGGAAGCACAAGGATTTAAGGATTTTGTGGATATTTTCGAGGAGGCGACAGCAAAAAAACAGTACGACAACATTATTGTTGACTGTCTTACTGATTTGATTGACGCATATATCGTTGAAATCCGCGAAAACGGCTTTTCTGGCGACATAAGACAATATTACCTTGCAGTGTATACAAAAGTCAAATTTCTTGTCCGCAAGGCTGCGTTTTGTGACACAAACGTTACATTCAACTGCTGGGAGGATGTTGAAACAGTTACATTGCAGACAGGAGAAGTCGTAAACAGAGTATCACCGATGCTCCCGGCAAAAATCAAACAACAAGTATGCGGATTATGTAACATCGTGGCTTATGTAACATCTGCTAATGATAAGCAGAATGTTAAACAGTGGTTTTATGTTACGGAAGGTGGCCCTACTGTTATGGCAAAGGATCAGTTATTTTTAAGAAAATCCTGTATGCCGGAAAATGCTTTTGTCGCACCGGAGGTTAAGAAATGAGCAGGGAAAGATTTACAGAATTATATTCAACATACATAAAAAGACCCGGAGCGGAAGAACTTTTTAACTGGATTGAAAACACAGATTTCTTGACTGCTCCAGCATCAACAAAATATCACGAACCATACGAAGGCGGTTTATGTGAGCATAGCGTTCACGTTTTCGATGAATTAGTTCGTTTACTGAAAGCATATCCAGAGATAAAGGTATCAGGTGAAACGGCAGCTATTGTATCACTTTTGCATGATATTTGCAAGGTAGGATGCTATAAGACGGAATTACGAAACAAAAAGAACGAGTTCGGTCAGTGGGTTCAGGTTCCGTTTTATACATTCCAAGAAGATACGTGTTTCGGTAGTCACGGGGCAAAAAGTGTTTTCATAATTCAAAAATTTATGAAACTTACCGACGAAGAAATAGCGGCTATAAACTGTCACATGGGAGTAGAAAACGGAAACTACGCTGTAAACGATGCCTTTAGGCAGTTTCCGCTTGCTTTCCTACTCCACACTGCTGATATGGCAAGCACTATACCAAAACTAAGTGAGGAGGCATAAACATTGAAAGAATTGTTTGAAAAACTTGCCGATATGTGTTCAATATTTCACAGTCGGTTAAGATTAGACGGCTTTTCGAGGAGAGAGGCACTTAAATTAACACAAACATTTATTAAAGCAACATTATCTAAGGAGGAAAACAAAAATGGCTAATTGGAATTTTGACGCAACACAGT